TAAGTTCTTTACCGATATATCTGGAGAAGTCTTTAGCATCTTCATAATCTTCAAAACCTTCAAAGTGAACTGATACAGAATTAGTTGCTTCTGAAACAAGAATGATTGCGTATATTTTTGGCTTTTCCATAGTCGGTCTCCTCATCTATTTATATATACCTCCCCATTTTAATCGACAAACGAAATATATAGTTTGATGGTGGGGTTTCATCAAAACCCCCCATAATTATTAATGCAATTAGAAAGATTACTGATAACGATCAATTCTCAGAACCAACTAGCACTAGAAATATATATTTATTATGCAACTAGCACCAGAATGAACTAGAAATAACGCAAACCTATAACAACTGTGGGCAACAATACGCACAAACTTTGGCAGTCCAACACCAATAAATGTTGTATTACTTTGCTTAATTAATAATTACTGAGACTTTTCCCACTTCACAACTAGGGGAGTTTCTGCGTTGAAACTGTGTTTAACTTGCTGTTTGTTGGAATATTTGGGTAGTAAATGGGTTGCTTTCCACTTGGTTAAAGCGACAGCTTCTTTAACTAAATGACTAATTGCAAGGTCACCTTTACCATTTATCTTGAAGTCTGCTATTGCTGTTTCAAGCTGTGATGTAGCTTCTCCAAGCAAATAATCTACACCATCACTTTTAGCTGTTTCATACTCTTGTCTTACTTTGGGCTTTTTGTGTAAAAGCTTTCTGAAACCCTCCCAAGATAATGACTTGGCTTCTAATACCTTTTTCACAGACTTGCCTAATGCTAGTTCTGCAAATATGGCTTCCAATACTTCTGATGTGAATTTAATTTTATTACTCATATATTTAGTTATTTACTACCTATTGACAACTATTTGAAAATATGCATTATCTTAACTATGTTGAATATAAACAAAAAACACAAAAAAGAAAGGGTAAAAGATGACTAAAAAACAAGAAAGACAAGAAGCGATTGAGTACATAAAAAAACATATTAAGAAAGGTGATACTTTATACACAAAAATAGTTAAAGTTTCTCCTAGCGGTATGTCAAGACAAATAACAGTTTTAGATATTAAAGATAATACACCTAGCTATTGGTCTTATTATGTATCTAAAATTTTAGGTTATAAATTAAAAGATAATGGAGCTATCTTTGTTAAAGGTTGCGGTATGGATATGGGTTTTCATGTTGTTTACTCATTATCACAAACTTTATTCAATGACGGCTACGCAATTAAACAAAGGTGGATATAATGCTTAAAGCAATCTATTTAGCTCTTTGTTATGCTCTAGCCATGTTTGGTTTGCTAGTCATAACACAGATTAACCTTTGGCTAGGTTTATCAATGTTCTTTCTGTTCGTTGTTAAATTTATGCTACAACTACCAACATATGAGGGGGGAAGATGAAAACAATAATTGAAGGTTTAATATTCTTTGCGTTAATGTACTTCTTGCTTTTCTATGGCTTAGAAATGGCAATGATATTGGAGCAACATATAATAAATAAAAGGGGGATATAATGAAAACAGAAGAACAATCTAACGTTTGTGATCTATTAGATATGGAAGACTT